GATCATGCGCACAGCCTTCGCCGCCTTGATGTTGCCCTCTTCCCAGGTGCGGGCCTTGTTGTAGAGCCAGAACGGCATGTCGGTATTGAGACCCATGGTGACGGCGAGGTCTTGGCTGAATGAACGTTCCCAGTCGGTGAATCCGGCGATGCCGCCCATCTTCTGGGCCTCGATCATCCACTGGGCCGCTAGGGCCGTTTTACCAGCCGACGACGGCCCGAACATTTCTACCAGACGACCGAACGGCAGACCGCCGTCTGGGCGCCCGCTGATGCAGTCGTTCAGCTCGGGCGAACCGGTGTCGATAAACTGCGTCACCGACGAAGCGGAAGCGTTGGCGCCGATTTCACCCAGAAGTGCAGCGGCGAGCGCCGCGGTCGAACCAGTTGGTTTAGCCATGGTGTTTCTCCTACTTGCGGAATGGAGCAATGAATGTTTCGAAGTCACGCATGATCGACAGGAACGAGTGCTCTTCGCAGAACTCGCGAAAGGCTTGCTCGTTGAGTCGACCCGGGTCGAACTTGATGTCAGCGCGGTCAGGGGAGCGCGGCTTGATCAACTGCATGATCAGAAGGTTGCGCTTGAACGCGGCGCGGCCTGCGGCAGATGCCAGGTTGATGTGCGCTTTCTTCTTCGGCTTGAACTCGCCGCTGTCGACCATTCTCCAGAAGTTGCGCACGCTACCGAATTCAGCGATGAACAGCGGGGCGCCCTTCTCGCCGATACCACCGACGCCGGGAATGTCGTCTGAACCGTCGCCTGACAGGCACTTGCCCTCAAGAAACCCATACGGCGTGCGGTAGCCGACCTTGTCCATCAGGTTGTCGAGGCGGTAGATTTTCGCGTCGTCGTTCATGTCGCGGACCATAACGCCATGGCGAACGAGCTGAATCCAGTCGCCGTCACCGCTGATCAGCTCCAGCTCTGCTTCTGGGTCAGCGCGCTTGACGTTGCCGACGATGATACCGGCAAGGTCGTCTGCTTCGTCATGCGCAGCCATCATCTGGCGGATACCCAGCAGGCTCAGCCCTTTCCAGATAATCGGCCGTTGAATGTTGAAAGCGGAGCGGTTCGCGTCCCGGCGTGGGTCGGGCAGGTTGCGCTTCGATTTGTAGTCTGGGTGAATGTCGTAGCGCCATTGCGCCTTGCCATCCCAGAGCCAGGTGTTCAACGCGCCCGGGCGGCTTACGACCAGCTCACGGGCAGTCTTGACGCAGCCGATGATTGCTTGTGTTGGAATGCCGTTCGCGGAAAGTTTGACCGCGTCGTTATGCTTGCGGCCGACGTTGTTCCCGTCAACGAGGATTTGGTAGGACATGCTGTTTCTCCAGAAACAAAAGGGCGCAAAGATGCGCCCTTTTATATTCAGCCGTTGATTAGTTAGCGCCGCCCAACAGGCCGTCCAGTTCTTCTTCCAGCGACACGGTGCTAGCCGCTGTCGGAGTGGGGTTACTCGCGCCGGTCAGTTCCATTTCCAGCAGACCCGCATCATCGCTTTCCAGCAGCAAAGAACTTGCCGAAGTCAGCGGCTTGTCGGAGCGAACCGAACTTGCAGTCGATGGGCCCGGCAGACCGACCAGAGCACCGATTGCACCCAGGGCGCGCTTCTGCTGCTCTTCGCTTTCTTGCTTGACGTAGTCGTCGAGGTCGACCAGTTTTTCCAGAATCGACGGGGAAACGACGAATTCTTTCGGGCTGATCTGGATCGAATACTTGGTGTTCAAGCCTTTGCCTTCGCGAGTCAGCACCAGCTCTTTCGTGAACACTTGGATGCCCCATTCTTCGATCAGGGTGACCAAATCGGAGAACACGCCGCGTTTGATGGCGTATGGAACCGGGGTGTTCGGGTTTTCGCTGCCCAAATCCAAGGCGTTGATCATGATGTCGCGGCCAGTTTTGGCCTCGCCCAGCAGCTCGATCAGCTTGTCGTCTTTGGTAGAGCGCATCGCTTGCGACAGGCCGTCGCAGACTGCGCAAGGTTTGCCGTAGGTGGCTTCGTTGCACGGATATACCGCTTTGATTTCACCGGCTTCGTTCTTGATGAAGTGCTGACCGAACTCGTGGAACCAGACATGCTGTTCCTCTTTACGCCAGCCCGGCAGCAGAACAATGCGGTTGGCGCCTGGCTTCGGACGGGACGCTTTGTCCTTACGGGCCATAGAGGCTTTTTTGTCTTTCATCAGCGACATCAGTTTGGTTGCGTCCATTTTTCGTTCTCTCTTTTCAGTGGTTAGTGCCTTTGGCTTCGGGGTGATCCCTTCAGCGGTTCAGCGACTTGTAGTATACCCGACCGCCCGATTAAAAACACAGGCGGTCGGCTGGATTGTTACTGCTGTTGCTCTTTTGCTGCGTTCATTGCGCGGTCTTTCAATTCCTGCTGCAAGCTGCTGCCAGCCATAACGCGAGCCTGACCTTTCATTTCGTCACGACGGTCTGCGCCCAGTTGAACCAGCATGTCTTTCCGGTCGCGCAGGGATTCGACCAGGGCTCGGTTAATGTCCGAGATACCGGCGGCGTCGATCACCATCAGCTTGCCCTTACCCCAGCGAGGGTCAGACTTGACGCGGTTTTCCAACGCCTTCTCAGTCACCTTCTCGCCCTCTTCAGCGGCCAGGCGGCGGTGCTCTTCATACAGGGTCGCTTCAAGGATTTCGAACTTCACCTTGATGCGTGCTGCCTGACGTTCTGCCCGGGCCGCTTCAGTGCCGTAGAACGAGCGCAAGCCGTTCTGTTCGATCATGCACTTGTCCAGGTCGTTGTCGCTGATGCTGGTCGTGGCCGTGAACTTGCTCGGGTCGGTGAAGAATTGCAGCCCACCGTCGGCCGGGACGCCGCCGAAAGGGTTCGTCAGTGCCGCTGTGGGCGTCTCTGCGACCGCTGTAGCCTTCGGCGCGGGTTGGGGTGCCGTCTCTGGGTCTACCAGCACTTCGCCCGGGATAAACGACACGCCGCGCTCATCGTCGACGCTATCGGCTACCTCTTGAACGACCTCAAGAGCTTTCGAACTGGTGACGACGGCGCCGCCTACAGCGATCACTGGTTCTTTGACGACGACTGGCTCACCGGCAAGCTCGCGCTCCAGGGCGGCGAGTTCGTCTTCTGGGCTGGCCGTGATGGTTGCTGCCGGGCTGACGCTAACTGGCTCCAGGGCGGCGAGAAGTTCATCTGCTGCGCCGTCGGAAACGACGACCGTCGAATCTTCAGGCGGTTGGTGATCAAGAGCGGCCAGCAACTCATCTTCCACAGACAGCGCGACCGATGGCTTTGGAGTTACGACCGGCGCCGGGCTGGCTGCTACGGTAACGCCCGTCTCCATTTCAAGCTGCATCATCAGCTCTTCAAGCTCTTTGTCAGGGACGGAAATTTCAGATGTGCTCATGTTTTGCTCCAATGTGAATTTCAGTGGTTCAGTTTACGTTCGTTGTTCAGGACAGGGTATCAGCGACTACTTGGAAAACACCCTCAAGGGCTGGCAGTTTCGAGTCGTCGAAGATGAGTTGAATCGGGTTCAGACCTACCACCAGGGTAGCGTTCAATTTGGCGTCAAAGTATGCCTTGCCAAGATGTTCAGCAACGCCACCTTTCAACCCCGGGAGAAAGCGTTTGATGGTCGCGGCGCCAAGAAGAACGATCACGGCCGGGTTGATGATTCGCAACTCTTCGTCGAGGAACTGAGAGCAGCCATTAATCTGGGCGTTCGTGTAGAACTTGTCGCTCTTCTTCGCTTTGACCAGGGCGGTGAAATACCCGTCGCTGACCTTCAGGTCTGCTTTCAGGATCGCATGCTTCACGAAAGCGGCGCTGTCGCCTTCCAGCAGGTGCTCTTTCTTTTCCTCGTCACGGTTTGGACCGTCGAAGATCACCATGTATTTGACCGTTTTGGTGACGCGGACGCTCGGGTGCGATTGACCGGCGAGGTCGCAGCCATCGCACTTGCGATAGTTCTGGACGTTCTCAATCAGCTTGACCCGAATGAATGGGTCGCTTGCGTCTGTCTGCCGGTCTGCCTTCACGGTGTCGATGATCAGGCCGGGCATCAGTGCCATCTGTTCACGGCGGCGGTCCATGTGACGCGGCGGCAGGGCACCCGGTGTGATGTTCGCAAGGGCACCCACTGCTTCGAGGTTGCCCACCACCTTCACGTTGACCCCCGACCCTTTCGTAGCGGCCGACTTCTTGAAGTGCTCGACGTCGGTGAACGGGCCGTAGGCTTCGCGCAGGGCGACGATCTTCTTGGAGGTGTTCTCGCTGCAACCCTTGATCGAACTGAACGGCGCGACCAGCTC